CCACGCACGTGTACTACGTGGTTATTGTTCCTTAGCAAACAAACTCTTTATGGAAAAGGGTTTGGCTTTCTTGGAACTCGAACTTGGAAGTTCGACGATACCGCGATCGATATCAAAAGAAAGTTTTGGAGGTTGCTGCATAACTGGAGCGGCAGTAGTCTCTTCATCGTCGGAAGCGGAGCTTTCGGGGACAATGAGAAACTTGGGTGGTTGTTGGAGTGAGGCGAGCTGGAAGTCGTCACCCAATGAGCCAAAAACGTTGGAAGCGCCGAATGGTATGACTTCACTTGCGTTGAACAAAGTGTAATCAAGGGGGTCGTCTTCTGCGGTTTCGACATCAAAAGGGAGACCGACAACGTCTTCCGTCCACGGGATGTTCACACAAATATCGGCAGCGCCATTGGAGTCGGCGACGACGTAATTCGTGGGGTAAGAGAGGAGAGCATGAGAGCCCATCCATTCAGATTCTCCGTAGGGGAAAGCGGCGCCTGTGTCTGTGTAATTTAGACCAATAATAACAGGATTTTCTTGACAAAACCTGTAGTTAGTTGATCCTCGGTAGAACTGAAAGCACCTGATAAGTTGACTGATGTTGAACAACGCCATAGAGTAATATGGGTTTGTGGGCCAGTCAACGACAGTTGTTTTGTCAAGTCGTACTTCTTTTTTGCAAAGTTCGAGGATTGAGGTTTCAGTTTCACTTCGGACGAGGCCGTATTCACGAGCAACCAGTGCGGGGTGGATCGAAGGGAAATCGTCAGAGAAGAGTGATTTCATCGACTGTTTGGACGGAGGAACAGGGACTTCACACATTGCGGGGCGCAAGCGGAAGCCAATGAAGTCCTTAAAGTCGATGTCACCTGCTCCAGCGAAGTAAATGTTGCATGTGACTTCGGAACTACCTACCCCATCAGTAGTTCGAGGAGGATTGATAACGGAGAGCTCGAGGGAATCGAGTTCAGCATCAGCGGCCAGAGGGGTTTGGGAAGGAGGACGGAAGCCAATAACTTTCGACCACGGCTTGAGAGAGATATAAGGGAGTAAACGTTTGTAGACTGTATACCCACGAATATCTGCCACTGTTGAAACGTGGCTTTTCTCTTCCACATCAGCAGAAACTTCGTTGTAGGAGTTGTGCGTGATGCGGACGGAAGCTGTGGTGAATTGTGTGGTTACGAACTCCAACACAATTTTGAAGGAACCCCTCCAGCGCATGAAGAACTGGGAGAAATAAGCGCAGTGGCCTGGATAATAATTTCCGGGACCAGGGGCAGTTTCTCCATAACAGAGGGTCGGCGTGAGAGGAATGACTTGGAGGACATAACCTTGGACGCTGGTGGAGTCGAAAGTGAACTTTCCGATAAATGCGCCTTTTTGGGCTAAGGTGCGGATGTCCCAGTCAGACCGGAATCCACAGGAAGTTGTGGCAGCCAAGATTGAATCTTGGTGCGTGCCAAACCTCTCGTGAATCGTGAGGCCTGAGCCTTGGGCCATCCCCCTTCTTTGTCCTCGAGTGACGAAGGTGGGAGCTGCAACACTGTTGGGCTTGGAGAGACCAATCGCGCGGAAAACGGGGGAGAGCTTGCCTGCAAGGGCAGCAAAGGGAGCGATTTCGGCGAGAGGTGTAACTGCAAGTACGGGGGCGAGGGAACCGACGGTGGAGAGAATGGTGGAAATGATTCCAGACCTGGACTTCTCTTCGCCTTCTTTGGCAGGAGTGGAGCCTTTCGAAGATTGTTTCGTTGGGGGAGTAAGATCGTTGATCCTCTTGAGGTGGCCTTTTGCTTTGCGATTGCGGATGCGATCGACGAGCCTGGAGATGAGTGACATAGGAGCGTCAGTCTCACCAAGGGCTGCGAGTTTCGTATCCTCAAATGAGGCATAAACAGAGACCTGAACGGGAGAGGGATCAGCGGCATTACCGGCTTGCTTGAGGGGAGTCATCACATAGAAAAACAAGGTACCGATTGTAAAATCGGAACCAATGTAATCAAAGGTAGTGAGAGGGACTCGGCTCAGAAGCATTTCGAAACTTTCGATAGCTCCAGGGACTAATGCTTGGTTGTCCTCGTGGGAGAACGAGCGGAGGGATCCGCCAAAGTTGTTGTAACCGGCACCGGCTTGGGCCACTCTAGGAATAAAGTGGGCAACAAGTTTTCCTGAAAGGAAAGGGGTACCAGTCATTTTGACTTTAAGGCGGACGTTGGAGGCCTGCATTCGAACTTCGGATAGTTTTGCAACTACGTTGGGCTTTAAGAACAGAGCTTTGGGAAACTCAATGTTCAAAATGTTGGAACCCATAATATGTGCAGAGGTCCATTCGAAGGAGTCGATGAGGTATTCGTATTCCACGGGGGCAGGGACGGGGACGTTATATCCGGCGTCCGCGGAGGCGAAGGGATTTGGTGTCGTGTGCGGAGGAGCAACTTCGACAGGGACAATGTCTGCATGCTGCGTGATCGCAGTTGAGGATAGTTCAGACAGGGATTCGTTGATTGTTGGGGTATGATCGGTTTCGGATGCTATTGAATCTGATAGCGTGGGGTAGGCCAGCGAGCCATCCCACGAGCAAACTTCATTTTGGCAGTTGGTATTCCAGACTGCTATTAAAGTCACATAATCTAGCGTTACACTCAAGAGAAATTTTTGGTTTCTGAAGTTGGGGAACTTGAGCGCAGGATCTAGCAATGTATGACTGTGGTTTTCTAACTGAAAACGCCAAGAGGGTTTGGTGGGTTGTCCTTCCCAGAGGTTGAGGTACGTCTCAACTACGGGTGTTAATGTGTTTTCCTTCACATATGCGCTAGGACCAGCGCAGGGACTCGACGTAAGCGGAAACGTCACTCGAGAAGGGCGTTGTGCCACGAAACATTGTTCGATAATGTTGGTAGCTGTGGGCCCTCCAGGGAAGGTTAGCAAGGACTGCTGCCTTCTTGAGATCAGCTTCGAGCTCATCGAATTTGGCCCTGGGGTGGTGCGCGGCCTCCATGAGAGCGGAGGCGATGTTGTGCGAAGATATTTTGGGGTTTTCTGAAGGATCAGTAACCCACAAGCACATGTCAGTGATGACGTTCCATTCAAGGGGGGCATAAACGAAACCGCCATCATAGACGAACTTCCTTTTGATCAAGGAAGCATCTTCTTTCAAGACTTCAGTTTTGAGGGTGGTGTCAGTCTTGTTAGCACCTGGTGGGGTAAGTTCGATATTGAACAGTTTCTTCCAGAGATAAGTTGCGGAAGCCATGTTGAAAAATGGGAAAACTTCATCAGAGACGAATGACAAGGCGTCATCGCCGTGATAAGCTGCTTCAACATTGGCTTGATATGCGGTAAGCAAATCGGTGGAGGGGAAGTGTGCTTCAATCGCTGCGACAGCGAATACGACCTTCCATCTTATTTCGTTAATAAGGCAATTGAGGAGTGTGGTCCAGAAATTGCCGCTCTTGACTTGTTGAGGAGTAAAGTACAAGGTGTTAACGACCAAGACGAATGATTGCATTGCGCCGAAGCCAGCCTTTCGAAGGTGTTTATACAGGGAGGGTCCTGAAATAACACCGGAACGGTTGTTGATGTGAAGGTTTTGAAGGTATCGGATAATCTGTTCAATGACAAACTCTGGGAGGACGAACTCTTGCGAGTTGTCCCAGCGCTTAGCGTCAGTCTCAAGGCCATGTCGATGGCGGGAGAGTCGGCGGAAGAGCATACCCCATTCTTGTGAATGTGGGTTCATACCAATGGTCCATTGGTGTGAAGGTTGGGAAGCGAAGGCTGCGAGGAGATCGTAGTACAGCATTTGGCCGTAGACTTGGAAATCAACTGGACCGCAGAATATGCTTCTTGTCATTGCATCCATAGTTTTCTGGACGGGTAAACGTTCGACCTTGAGAGATAGGGTATAAATAGGGTGGTATTGGCCACCTTCTTTCTCATTCTCTGCAAGGATGAAGTTCAAGCGTTCGGTGAACTTAGGATGAATTTCGTCCTTTTTGTTTCCGAAGATCATTTTGCGTGTCTTCAGTTCCGGTAGGATTGTGAATGGATAACCGGGCGATGTATTTTTCCTTATAGGCTCCACATCGAGGGAGGGATGACCATAAATGATTTCTTCAGGGGGATAGAAGGTATATGTCTTTGACTTGGGAACAGGCCAAAACATATGGAGATTATCAAAAATGGTTAGAAACTGCTGAGGAAAACAGGGTGCGATGTAGCGGAGCTTTACTGCGATGTTGTCAAGGGGAGACAACTGCGTATTCGAAGTAAATTCTCCGTCGTACACAACGCCCTTTTTCTTCCAAGCAGAATCTACTTGATAAGGGATGATTGGTTTTATAGATGAGGGAAGGGTCTTAGTCTTCCACCCCATCTCGTAAAGGTAAGGCGAAAGAACGCTAGGGGAAATGGCGTTCTTGTTGGGGAGAGAATTGCCTTGCTTTACTGTTGCTACGGAAACGTAGTTGGGAGCAATTGACACAGGTTCGTAGCCTGTTGCGACAATGTCCGGGAGGTCATGCATGCCTGGTTCGTCTTTAACGAAAGGGGCAAGGAGAGACTGAATGGCAGGGGCGCCAAAAGCGGTCTTTGCATTTCCACCCGAATGAATCCCAGCTAGTGAGTGATTGAGTTTGGGATTGGTTGTAAACCAGATCCCGCCAGAGTCACCTGAAATTGTACCACCAAGGGTGGAGGTCCAAAACAGGTAAGAAGGGTCTTCGGGATGTGTACGCCAGTACGGGTTAAAGTAATCGAGCGTTATCATTCCGAGATCCTTGATGGTGAGGTCACCATTAGGGAGGCGGGAAAAGAGTTGACAGTCAGAGATTTGGTTGGATTGGGCGATGTCGGCATCGGTGAGGATGTGAGGGAGCAGGGAGACGTGTTGGGGACACTTCTTCGGGAATTTGAGAGCGGTTAGCTCACAACCTTCGATGGGACTTTGGAGGATTTCGTTGGCCATAAATAGGGATTCATGTTCTTGTCCTCCAACTTTCTTCAGGATTTTAACCTGG